CTGCCATATGGAAGACAAGTTCTTATTTGGGGATCTAAGTCATCTGCAAAGTCGTCTCTATGTCTACAAATGATTGCAGAGGCACAAAAAGAAGGAAAGATTTGTGCTTGGATAGACGCAGAAATGTCATACGATAAAGAGTGGGCTACTAGACTTGGAGTCGATACATCAAAACTAATAGTTACACAAACAAGAACAATTAATGAAATGGTAGATGTGGGTGTACAATTGATGGAGGCAGGAGTAGATTTAATTGTAGTGGACTCAATTACTTCTCTTCTTCCAGCAATTTATTTTGAAAAGGATTCTGATGAACTCAAACAACTTGAAAATACAAAACAAATTGGAGCAGAATCTAGAGACTTTAGCAATGCATGGAAAATGCTTAACTATGCTAACAATAAAGTTAAGCCTACTCTTCTTGTCCTTATTAGTCAGTCTCGTAATAATATTAGTGCTATGTATACTAGTCAGCAGCCTACTGGTGGTCAGGCTACTAAGTTTTATTCCTCTACAGTTATTAAATTATTTTCGTCAGAATCAGATAACCAAGCAATTAAGGGAAAGATAAATGTCGGAGATAAACTCATTGAAGAAAAAATTGGTAGAAAGGTTCGTTGGGAGTTACAGTTTTCTAAAACATCTCCTGCTTTCCAAAGTGGCGAATATGATTTTTATTTTAGAGGCGATAATTTGGGCGTTGATGGGGTCGCTGATCTTGTTGACACTGCTGAGTTGATGGGTATTGTAGAGCGCACAGGCGCATGGTATTTATTGCCCGACGGTACAAAAGTTCAAGGTAGAGAAGGTTTTGTAAATAGAGTAAGAGAGGATCTTGATCTACAAAATATGATTAAGACTAAGGTTAGTGGCTAAATATACTATCTATGAGGGTAAGTTTCCTTGTAAAACGTGTAAGGAAGAAGTAAGAACAATTAGGCTTTATGCAGAAACAGGAATGGCAACATGGATGTGTTCAGAAAAACATTTATCAGAATCTCAACTATTCCATGTTGGATACAAAAAGAAAAAGGACTATGAGCGAGAAAAGCGAAAGTAAAAGAATTGGTGCCAAACAGCACAAGAATTCTGGTAGAAATACCAAGAAGGGTGATGCTACTTGGGAAAATTTTACTGTAGATTTTAAGGAGAACTCAAAATCTTTTACGCTTAATCAAGATGTGTGGGCTAAGGCTACTACAGATGCTATACGAAATGGTAATGATCCAGCCATTGTAGTCGTACTTGGCGAGGGTAACAAGAAGATCAGGCTTGCTATAATAGAGTTAGAACTACTAGAACAGATGGTGAACAATGGAACAGAATAAAACAACAATAGAAATGATTAATGGCTTATCAGAAATAGCAGAATATATGCAGGATGAAGACCTTAATACAGCACTAACATTTATTGCCAAGGTAATAATCAAGCCTGATATTCCCATGAATGTGGCTACACTAGAGATAGTTAGACTACAGGCTATTGCAGCAAAGATGGCATTTAAAGCAACGTGGATGGCTAATGTGGATAAGTCAGACAGGGGAAAGAAAAATATTTATTACACTGCAGCAGAATCTATAAATAACCTTGTCTCTGCTCTCAAATATATCACAAGATGACTAGTGGTATAATTATATAAAACAAGGGAACTTTATGACAAAAAATTTAATGAAGCAAGTTATGCTTAAAGAGTCAAAAAAGAAAGATGCTGTTTCAGCACAAGATACTTCTTTTATTGACGGATTGATTGAAAAAATACAATCTGGTTATACTATAAAACTAAAACCAAAATTTACAAAAAAGCAATCTTTTAGCCCATCTACCCTAACTTATGGTGCTGGAGAATGTCCTAGATTTTGGTACTTAGCATTTGATGGCGCTAACTGGTTTGATAATGCTGACGCATATGGTGTAGCAAATAGAACTTCTGGAACGCTAAGTCATGACAGAATTCAAGATGCAATAATGGATGCAGGAATACTCGACGAAACAATGGAGTTTGATGCAGAACCAAGTAAATATAAAAAGCAAAAGCATCCAGCAATGGAATTTAAAATAACGTATGATGATCCACCAATTTCTGGATATGGGGATGTCATGCTTGCTTATAATGATAATAAGATTTTAGGCGAAATAAAAACAATGCCTAATGAAGGGTTTGAATATAAGAAGGCAAGCAAGAAGCCAAAGACTGGACATTTGATGCAACTTCTTATATATATGAAAATAAAAAAGATGGACAAAGGTGTTTTAATTTATGAAAATAAAAATAATCATGAGTTATTAACTTTGCCCGTAGTAGTAAGCGATCATTACCGTCGGTGGGTAGACCAGGCTTTTGATTGGATGAAAACTGTGAGAAAGGCTTGGGTAGACCGAACTATTCCACAAAAAACGTATAGATCAAATTCTAAAATTTGTAAAGCGTGTCCAATTCAAAAAGCATGTGCTGAAGCAGAGACAGGGGTAATTAAAATTAAACCTCTGGAGTTGCTAGAAGATGAAGCATTGTAGTTGGTGCGACCAAGAATTTAAATCAAATATATCTTACCAAATATACTGCTCTATTGAATGTAGAGATGAGGCAACAAAACAAAAAATTGCCACAAGGTATATGATTACAAGAAGACAAAAAAGAAAAGGTAAGGATAGGCGGTGTAAGTCTTGTAAGCAGGTGTTATCAATATATAATGATGACACACTCTGTGGACTTTGTCAGGTTAATCCTAAAGATGTTGACAAAGCACTAAAAGACATAAAGGGCAGGATGAATGAAAAGAGATAATCCAAAAATTATTTGTGCTATTGATGCTAGTACAACCAGTCTTGCTTTTGCCTTGTTTAATACAGAACAAAAAACTTTAAATGCCGTAGGAAAGATTAACTTTGAAGGAAAAAGTATTTATGAAAAGGTCATGGATGCTGGGAAAAAAACAAAAGCCTTCCTCGACTATTATGGTGGTTTTGAAGGCATTGTGATTGAGCATACAGTCTTTATGAATAGCCCCAAAACTGCTGCAGATCTTGCACTGGTTCAGGGTGCGATTTTGGGTGCTGCTGGTCAATCTGGAACAACAGTTATAGGAAAGGTTTCTCCAATAACTTGGCAAAACTTTATTGGTAATAAAAAGTTAACAAAGGACGAGCAACTACTTATTAGAAGTCAAAATCCCAACAAATCTGTTTCCTGGTATAAGGGGTATGAGCGTGGTATTAGAAAACAAAGAACTATTAAGTTTATTAATGTAAACTATGACAGGAATCTGGAGGATAACGATATCGCAGATGCTTGTGGTATTGGTCATTGGGCCCTGCATAATTGGGATAAGGCAGTGGGGGTTGACAAATAGGGTCATGGGTGCTAAACTATATACAAGTGAAACTTGGCTTCGTAAGAGATATCTTATGGACAAAAAGTCTCCTCAAGAAATAGCAAAAGAATGTGGGGCAAGCGTAGAGACAATCTATGTTTATCTTGCTAAGTTTGGGCTAAGAAAGAGTAAGCGATGACAGAAAAGTTTAATATTACGGTAGACCAGGTAAATCATCCTGAGCATTATACTAGTGATCCATCTGGCATCGAGTGCATACAAATTACTCGCCACAGAAATTTTAACATTGGAAATGCTTTTAAATATTTGTGGAGAGCAGGATTAAAAAATGAGTCTACACATATAGAGGATTTAAAGAAAGCAATATTCTACATACAGGATGAAATTAAAAGATTAGAAGGACACTATGACAAGCCCTGAAGAAGATTTAGTTAAACATTTAGATCAGGTCAATGTGGTTGTAGGAGAATATCTAAAAGGTAATGATCCAACCAAAATATCTAAAGAACTTGCTATTCCACGACAAACTGTAGTAAATTATATTAATGAGTGGAAGGTAATGGCTTCTGCTAATGATGCAATTCGTGCTCGTGCAAAAGAGGCATTAGCAGCAGCAGATACGCATTACAGCAAACTAATATCAAAATCATACGAAGTTATTGATGAAGCAAGTATGACAAATAACCTTAGTGCTAAAACGCAAGCAATTAAACTTGTAATGGACATCGAGTCAAAAAGAATTGATATGCTACAAAAAGCAGGTCTTTTAGAAAATAAAGAATTAGCAGAAGAAATGGTTCAGATAGAGCGCAGACAAGAAGTTCTTATGGGAATTTTAAGGGACATAGCATCTGAATATCCACAAATTCGTGATGAGATTATGAGAAGACTTTCCGATATTGCAAGAGACAATGAGGTAATAACAATTGTCCATGATGTTTGATGATTTTTTAGAAGCACTTAAAGATGATCATTTTGCAGAAAAGCCAGTAGATGTAAAGACATTTGTTGAGTCCCCAGATTTTTTGGGGCAGCCAAAACTATCTGAAATACAATACGACATAGTAGAGGCAATGAGCCAGATTTATAAAAAAGAAGAACTAAAAGATTTGATGGGAGAAGCAGAAGGCGAAAAACATTATGACAAATACACTAAAAACGAAATCATACTACAACTTGGTAAAGGTAGTGGCAAGGATCATACTTCCACTGTTGCTTGTGCTTATGTTGTTTACAAACTACTTTGTCTTAAAGACCCTGCAAGATACTTCGGAAAGCCACCTGGAGACGCTATAGATATTATTAACGTTGCTATTAACGCTCAACAGGCTAAGAACGTTTTCTTCAAAGGATTTAAAACAAAGATTGAAAAGTCTCCATGGTTTGCTGGAAAGTTTAATGCAAAGGCAGACTCAATTGAATTTGATAAGTCTATAACAGTTTATTCTGGTCACTCAGAAAGAGAATCACATGAGGGTTTAAATCTTATGATGGCTGTTCTAGATGAGATTTCTGGTTTTGCACAAGAGATTGGAACAGGAAATGATCAGGGTAAAACTGCTGATAACATTTATAAAGCATTCCGTGCTTCTGTAGACTCTCGTTTTCCTGACCTTGGTAAAGTTGTTCTTCTTTCATTCCCAAGATATCAGGGAGACTTTATCTCTAAAAGATATGATGATGTAGTTGTAGAAAAAGAAGTAATACACAAAGCGCATAAGTTTATTATTGACCCATTACTAGATGAGAGTGATCCAAGCAACCAACTAGAAATTAATTGGGATGAAGATCATATAAAATCTTATAGATATCCAGGTGTATTTGCACTTAAAAGACCAACATGGGATGTAAACCCAACTAGAAAAATTGATGATTTTAAAATTGCTTTTATTACTGACCTTGGAGATGCAATGCAAAGATTTGCCTGTATTCCAACATACGCATCTGACGCATTCTTTAAGCAAACAGAAAAGGTTAAAAATTGTATGAGTTCTAGAAATCCTCTAGATGCCTTTAAAAGATTTGAAGAAAACTTTAAGCCAGATCCAGAAAAAACATATTATATACATGCAGACCTTGCACAAAAACATGATAAGTGCGCCGTAGCAATTGCACATGTAGATAAATGGGTTAATGTTCAAGTAATAAAAGACTATCAGCAAATATCTCCAATAGTAATTGTAGATGCGGTTGCTTGGTGGGAGCCAAAGGTAGAAGGCCCAGTAAACCTATCTGAGGTTAAACAATGGATACAAAATCTTAGAAGAATTGGCTTTAATATAGGAATGGTCTCTTTTGACCGTTGGCAGTCATTTGATATTCAAAATGAACTGCGGGCAGTAGGTATGAGAACTGAAACTGTATCAGTAGCAAAGAAACATTACGAAGATATGGCTATGCTTGTGTACGAGGAGAGACTGGTTATGCCAGCAATAGATCTGTTATTTGAAGAGTTAACTGAGTTAAAAATTATGAAAAATGATAAGGTAGATCACCCACGTAAAAAATCTAAAGATTTAGCAGACGCAGTATGCGGTGCTATTTTTGGTGCAATATCACATACGCCAAGAGATCAAAACCTTGAAGTTGAGGTTCATACTTTTAGGGATAGGCCACGCAAAGTTGACAGCCTACCAGAGAATGTGATACACTATAAACCTAGTCAAATAGAAGACATTAACAACTATTTGGATAGGCTAAAAACAATATAAACCAAATGAATAATAAAAGGAGAAAAATGAATTCATTTAAAAAGATCGCTCTCGTCATGGTTGCAGCCATGGGCTTGGGCACACTAGTAGTGACACCTGCAAGTGCCAATACCGTTTCTGTAGACGTAACAACAGAAATTTCTGGCGCAGGTACTGCAGCCTCACCATTCACAGTTAAGGTTCCATCTGATAACGTAGTAAGCGTTGCAGACA